TAGGGGCGCTCCGCAGATGCAAGGGCAGTTTGCCTTTGCTGCTGCTTTGCAAAACAAAATTCGGGAGGAAAACACATGAGACATCTACGAGTACACGGAAACGAAAAGATATGGCGAGCCAAGCTGGTAGAAGAATACAACATTGATGACAAGCATCACAAGAATGCAATGGCGGCATTGATAGGGGACATCAAGGAACTTGCACTGGTGCGCAACTACTACATTGACCGTGAAACAATTTCAAAGTTGTACGACAGACACATTTCATATCAGGAGAAGATCGGTGCTTGAAGCAATCAGAACATTCTTTGGCAAGCTGCGGGGAGACAGAGGCAACAGGCAGACAGTAGTGGAACAAGGAACATTGTGGCGCTGCACCAAGTGCCACATGATATTTACAACCAAGGAAGCAGGAGAAAAGCATGGGTGCAGTGAACGCATTTGATTGGAAAGCATTTACCGATGAAGAACACGCAAGGCGAGGAGATCCTTTTGCCGACATCAAGCGCAATGCAGTCATCAGCGCAAGCGTATCGGAGGGAATACATAAGCTGCGGGAAAAGAATCCGGGGCATGGCACCGTCCACGGCATCAGCGCCAAGAGGTTAAACATCAAAGCGCCTGAGATGATGGGTGGGGCGCGACCGAATTCAGGAAGGCGACTACCCAAGATTGATGAGCGCAGAGCCATGTCGCTGCTCAATCAAGGACTGACCAAAAAGTTAATTGCAGAGAAATTTGGCGTACCCTACAAATCAATGCTGACATTTTTTAAAAAAAAGGGCGCACAAAAATTGCGGGGAGAGTATGAGTGGACAGGCAAATACAAAAAGGAGAATTCATGCACAACGTGAACAAGGTAAGGACAGCGTTTGAAGGCTGGGCTACTGCAAGGGGAAGGGTTGAACAGCTTAAATGGCTGGGCAACAGGTATGACCATCCAAGAATTCAATCTCAATGGATTGCTTTTCTGATGGGCTGGACAATGTGTAATAACCAAAAAGGATAAAAATGTTTAACATCGAATTAATTAGAATAGACAAGGGAACTCAATCACGCATAGCCATCAGTCAGGAGACAGTTGATGACTACGCCAGACACATGGAAGATGGGACAAAGTTTCCTCCAGTCGTAGTATTTCATGATGGAGTTGAGTACTATTTGGCAGACGGATTCCATCGCTACTTTGCTACCCGTAAGCTCAATCGGGACAGTATTGACACCGACATCGTCAAGGGTACGCTGCGGGAAGCTATTTTCTATAGCCTGAAGGCCAACAAAGCGCACGGCCTACGTCCATCCATTGAAGACAAACGCAACAGCGTTACCAAGATGCTGACTGACCACGAATGGAAACTATGGGCAGACCGAGAAATCGCACGGCATTGCGGCGTTTCCCATGTGTTCGTTGCCAAAATGAGAAAAGAAGTATCTGGCGGCAAAGTGCAGACCACCCGCAAATTTAAAGGCAAGGGTGGTAACGTTTCTACCTTTACCAATCATCAGCCTGAGCCAGAGCCAGAGGCACCAGCCTATGACGAGAAGCAGGAAATGATGGAAGCCCTGATTGCTGAGAATGAAAAGCTGGCTGAGCAGTTGGCGATTGCAAGCATAGACGGCACAGTAGACGAAAAAGACTTAGCTGAAACCCTTATCAAAGAGCAGAAGGAAGAGATTCGGATACTCAAGATTGAGATGGTTGCCGTCAAGAAGAGTAGGGATATGTTCCAGTCTGAGAACGCACAGCTCAAGAAGCAGGTTGCCATGCTGCAAAAGAAACTGAAGGCGCAAGAAGATGCTTGAACTACGGGGCTATCAGGCTGATACCTTGGAAGCACTGCGTTTAGGGTTTGCCAGAGGCGAACGAGCGCAGATTCTTTATGCCCCTACGGGGGCAGGGAAGACAGAGATGGCTATTGCCTTACTTGAAGCCACCCGAAAGAAGGGTAACAGGGCGGCAATGCTGCTCGACCGGATCATTCTTTGCGACCAGACCAGCCAACGATTGGAAAAGTATTCCATTGACCACGGAGTGATGCAGTCAGGCCACTGGAGGTACAGACCGCATGAACGAATCCAAGTCTGCTCTGCTCAAACCTTGGAGAGAAAGGGAGAATTTCCCGGACTTAACCTACTGATCGTTGACGAGGCGCACCAGACACGGCAGCAGACGATGGAGTTCATTCGGAACAATCCTGACATCAGAGTAATCGGTCTGACCGCTACGCCATTCACCAAAGGATTGGGCAAGACATACACCAATGTGATTTCTACCGTGACCACCAAGCAGTTAGTCGATCAGAGTGTTCTTGTCCCGCTGAAAGTGTTTATATCAAAAGAGATAGACATGACTGGCGCAAAGAAAGTAGCTGGTGAGTGGAGTCAGACTGAGGCCACGACAAGGGGCATGAAGATCACAGGCGACATCGTATCGGAGTGGGTAAAGAAAACCCATGAGATATTTGGCAAACCAGCCAAGACGATTGTGTTCTGCTCGGGCGTGAACCACGGCGCAGACTTGGCAAGGAAGTTTGCAGAGCAGGGCTACAACTTTATATCCGTCAGCTACAGGGACGATGAGACATTCAAGCGTGATGTGATTGAAGACTTCGGCAAGCCTGACACAGAGATTCATGGCCTCATAGCCACCGACATCCTGACCAAAGGGTTTGATGTGCCTGATGTGATGATCGGCATATCGGCAAGGCCATTCAGCAAATCCTTGTCATCCCATATCCAGCAGATGGGGCGCATCATGCGCGGCTGCGAGGGCAAAGAGTTTGCTGTTTGGCTGGATCACTCAGGCAACTACCTGAGATTCCGTGCTGATTGGGAAGATGTATTTGAGAACGGCGTGGACAAGCTGGACGATGGCAAAGAGAAAACCAAGCCAGAGCCAACAGACAAGGAGAAAGAAGCGGCAAAGTGTCCAGCCTGTGGATCTTTGTGGCCTTCCAATTCGGATGCTTGCAGTAACTGCGGTCATGTGCGCGAGAGAAGAAACAAAATCGTGGAATTGCCGGGTGAATTACAGGAACTCAAAGGCACCATGACCAAGGCTGACAAGCAGGACTGGTGGTCGCAGCTACAGTGGTATGTCAAATCTCAGGGCTGGTCGAATGGTCGCGCAGCCCATGTGTACAGGGATAAGTTTGGCGTATGGCCTCGCGGCTTGTCGGACACAGCCGCAGTACCTACCGCTGAAGTTGTCAAGTTTATAGACAAGGGCATCAAAGCCTACATTCGGCAGATGAAAAAGGGGCGGTAATGAACAAGCCGTGTGATCTTTGCCCATGCAAGCCAACTACTCCTGAGTTGCATCGCGGCATTTTGCGAAGCGTGATGGCTGAGATTAAAAAGTCGGATGGCTTTCCTTGCCACCACCTACATCCAGAAGCTCATGCGCTGAGCGAGACAGCGGTCGGATCGGATGGAAAGTTTTACATGACAGACTGTGTTGGCTACAAATTATGGGGATTGAACGATGGATTTAATTGATTTCTGTCGGACGCAGGGCATCATGATTGATACGCCTCCACCGATTGGATACTGGAAGCGTTACCACACAGTTGACCATCCCAACAAAAGGAATGGGGCAGTTAAGTTCATGGGCGACCATGCCTTTGTCCAGAACCATGCCACTGATACAGAAGTTTCCGTATGGAAGCCTGACTCAATCAATGAGAGTGGACGCAGGGACTATGCTCGGCTGGCGCAACAGGCTGAGCAGGAAAAGATTCGGATGCAGGAAAAGGCAGCAGCCAAGGCAAGGGATATGCTCAACGCATCAGTCCTGACCACCCATCCATACCTGAAGTCCAAAGGATTTCCGGATGAACAAGGATGGGTAAACGATAAGAAGCTGGTCATTCCTGTTCGGCTGGATGGTGAGCTGGTCGGGTGCCAAGTGATAGACGAGGCAGGGGATAAGAAGTTTCTGTATGGTCAAAGGACATCAGGGGCATCGTTTGATTTCGATAACAAGGGGAAACATTACCATTGTGAGGGCTACGCCACAGGCTTATCGTTGCGTCATGCGCTGCGGAGTTTGAAGCGCAACTATGTGATCCATGTTTGCTTTTCGGCTGGTAACTTGTTGAAGCTGGCGCAGAAATTCGGAGGGTTCGTGATTGCGGATAACGATGCAAGCGGGACGGGGGAGAGGGTTGCGAAGCAAACAGGCTTGCCTTATTGGATGAGTGAAGTAGTAGGCGAGGATGCCAATGATGCTCATCAAAGGCTTGGGCTATTCAAATTCACCCAAAGCCTTACTAAATCATTGCCTATACGATGACAAGGTACAGGGTTCAACATAAACATTATCGGTCATCTTCTCAAGGATCATCAGACCCTCAAGAATTTCCATACCAAGGTGAAAAGAATGTTCACCCTGTCCCACATATTCGGTTCGGACGGTAACGATACCATTCTCATCTTCCATGAGGAACACGGCGAACAAAGTTTTGGCTGGTTTCTGTTTCATTTGCCTGTGGCAATCTCTGTTTTGATGTAGTCGGAAAAAATCTGCACGATTTGCTTTTCAATTTCGTCTGAAAAATACTCCTCGGCAACGATACCATCATCATGCCCTAGTCTGCGGAGAATACTGCTAATGGCTGCATCCAAACCAGCAGTAGCGATGATTTCAATTTGTCTGTCGTTCATTGTCCCTCCGCTATCTGTGCTGCGGCTGCCTTGGATGCGGCAACCTGTTCCTCTGTCATTCCTTGCGCTATTACTACGGCAAGCATGGTAGCCAAAAGGCTTTTATGCTCAGTCTCTGCTGTGAGTGAAAGAATCAAGGCTTGGGTGAGGGCTTGTGTTCGGCTGATAGTTTCAGTCATGGTTACTCCAAAATAAGATCTTTGAATTCTTGATTGCGCTCTTGTTCAGTAGAAAACCACCATACATCAGTAGTTTCTAAATAATCATCGTCATCGTCCAGCTCAATGGCTTCTATGCCATAGGGATAGTCGGGATGCTTAAGATCTTCAACCTTAATGTAGTTAATGTGTGTCATGCTGCTTCCTTAAAATAAACAAACTTGGCAACTGGAAAAATTCGCACGATAGATAATCGTGGTGTCTGTTTCGCTAATTTTTTTGCCAGCAGACTTGCTCATGTTCATGTTCTGCTCATTCAATGGGCGCAGCTTTGAATCGGTGTAGTCAAAGTCCAACACCTTGCGGGTACCCTTTTCAATGGTAACGATTCCATTGCCACAGCCTCGGTACTTTTTCTCAAGCAGCTCAGTTGGGATGGAATAAACATTCTTGTTTGTCTCCCTGTTCTTCAAAATTTGCTCAATGGCTTTATCAACATACTTCTGCATAACTTCATCAGGCTGTTCGGCTGATAACTTGTCATCGTGCAGGAACATGGCAAGCAGTCGGGGAAAGTTGGAAATCTCTTGACCTTCAAGGGCGAAGCCCTTCAGCATTGGCATGATCTGAGTTACTTTACCCATCAGGGCAATAGCCATAACATCAATCGCACTCCATTTTTTTTCATAATCTTTAAACATTTGCGCTCTCCTTGTAAATTGATAAAGCCTCGTCAAAAGGCAAAAAATTCAAAACTTTTTTCGCTTTTAGGATTTCTTGCAAGCGGGTTTGGTTTAAATGGACTTTCAAATCAGTCGCTGGCATGGTCTTGGTTTCGTAAATCTTGCCGTCTTCCTTTTGGAAAAGAATCCGATTAGCCATTGCCCTTTTCAAGTCCTTTGCGTTTAACCATTCTTTGAGCAGTTCACCAAAAATAATTTCGTGCGTCTGGTGCATGACAAAAGGCTTATCTGTTTTCGGGTCGATCCATTCGCACACAATAGGCGGCAGCGTCTTGGCGTAGGCATCTATCTCTTGCGCTAATTGCCAAGGGGTTACATGGTCGGCACCACCTTGTCCGTCATTGCTTACCAATCCCTCTCGCTTGCCATTGATGTAAATGGTTGCCTCGTAGCAGCTTGTTTCATGGCTGGCAAACTCGCTGTACTTGATGTTTTTCAGTTCAATCTTCATGCTGCCACCTCTTTCAGTTCTTCAACTTCGACAATGCACCAATCACCATCACCATCGTGCCTAAATTCAGATCCGTCTGCTTCCTTGGCATTCAGCCATGCTTGCCGTTCGTTCTCTGCCTTTATTTCCAGCGTGAAATAGGTAATGCTTGAGGCAAGTACTTTGTAGGTTTTCATGCTGCCTCCTTGTTCAGTTCTTCGCATCGGCACCCAAAGCCATCAAATGCAGGGCAGTCGAAATGATGCTTATCTTCCAGCTCATCCACTTGGTTAATGAATTCCTCAGCGTGTACTACATCGTAGTTTTCGCTGCCTGTGAATTCTTCCTCTGCTATATCCTCGGCTTCATCTTTGCTGTTGGCTTCGACCTCCAGCCGATAAACTTGATGCTCAATCCGTACATAATGGACTAGGTATTTCATGCTGATGCCCTTTCAAAAAATTCGTTTAACAAACCCGCATCTTGGAGGGCGCATTCAATGTTAAAGACAAAATCACTTAGACTCTTGGTCATTTCCGTGCCGCTTTCATCGTATGCACGGCGCAAGGAATCCACAAGATAAAGAGCAGACTCTGCATCTCCGTGGAAAGTCAGGGCTTTTTCTTTTGCGTAGATGATTTTCATGCTGACTCCTTCTGCTGTTGCGCGAATTTAATGGCTGAACTCCATATGCTTAATGCATCCATAATGCCTGTGTAATACTCGTCATAGGGTATATCTTTATCAGCTACCCATCTCTCTACAAAGTCTGTAACATAATCTTCAGACGCTTCACCATTCTGGCAATAGGCTTCAATAAAAGCGGATTGTTCTATAAGTTTCATGATTTTCTTTCTGGATAAAGTTCGTTGGCAATGGTTCGGATGGCTTCATCGGTCAGACCATTCTTGTAGTCTTCCCATGTTTTGATATAGACCAGCACATTCATGGCTTGATGGTCTTCAAGGTCTTGGCGTACTGCTTGGATGTCAAAAATACCCCAATCAAGGGTTTTAAGTTTGGTCATGAGTCACATTCCTCATGTTCTTCTATTCCCATTTCGTCCACAATGTCCTGCGGAATGTTTCCACGCGAAACCTCAAAGCAGTCATCCTGTCCGTCAATCCAGCGACCGCAAAAGTCGCATCCCATTTCATGGTAGTAGGCGCAGATTTCGTATCCCATAGCCTTCAACTTTTCGTATGCGGCGCAGGGCGGCGACCATGCACTATCAAAGTTCACAGAAAAACTATTGCCTGAAACTATGGCATCTTCACCATAAGAGGGATGGCAACCTACATCCCACTTAGTACCCCATTCGGCTAAACAATACTCATACCATGTTGCATAGCCATACTTCTCCATATTGGCGGCTACTTTGGCATCGTTTGCCTTTTGTTCTTCTTCTTCATTTGTCCAGCCTTTTACTGTTTCGATCAGTTCGGATGGACAAGGCACTAGAGTCTGCAAAAACTTGCCAGAATTCCATGCGTCTGCGGCTTTCTGCACCATTGCAGGATCGGTATGGCTGAGGGTCATTGTGTTGTTGCACCAGTTTGGCATGATGGTTTCTCCTTAGTTGTAATGAGTGAGGGCTGCGGTTCGGATGGTGTCCAGCATGGCAAGGGCTGTGCTGTGCTGCTTTTCAACGGCTGGCTTAGTGCATCGGGTCGATGATGAAATCAGCGTCTGATTGAAGTCTTTAAACGGCTCGTATGTGAACATATACCCGTCTTTTTTGCCGACTGTTACTGTGGTGGTAATGTTTCTGTCGAATCGTTTCATGGTGGTTAGGCATAAGTGCAGCCTGTCGTTTAATGGTGTCATGGTTTCAGCCATCCAAGTGCCGTAGCACGATTTTGCAATAGTCGTTTTCATGTTCGTATGATCCTCTGTTTAGGCAAAATTGCCTCCCAAACCCTGATGGCAGGGCTTGGAAAGTCCTTTACATATCAAATTCATAGTCTTCTAAACTGGTAACGAGTCCGTCAAAGTCTTCGGATGATCCGAGAATGCTCGCAAGGGCATAAACAATGTCTCGCGGATATTCTTCGCACAAACTCTCAAGGTAATCTCTGCGGCTTTGAAAGCCGTTTAATTGGTATTCGGTCATGGTCTGCCTTTCGTTGGTGGTTCGGATGGTATCTGTTAGGTTATGTGGTAACCTGTCAGGCAGGTTACTGGGTGAGTTGCTGCCTGTCTAATGAATTATTTCTATCGGGTTTGTCTGGTCGATAGTCTGGCTTCCTGTCTGCCTTGTAGGATCAGCCTTCGGGCTTCCGTCTGGTGCGGTATCGTTTCCGATTCGATCATGTGGCGCAGGGTTTGGGCTGGTGTTTTACCCTTTTCGAAGTCATACCCTGCCTGTATGTAAGCGGCTTCTGTGTGGTTCATGGTGTCCCTTTAATCTGTCGGATGGTTTTCCGTGCGGCTGCGTGGCTCGGGTGGTTGTGGTGCGCGATATGCAACTGCAATAAATCCTCAGTAATTTGCAACAGTTCGGCGGCTCGTTTCTCTAGGCTGTCGGCATCGTTTGAGAATTGGTGCATGGCTGCGACAGAGTGCCGAAGAAAATTATTCGACTCGGCGCGGCGGTCGGCGGCTTGTGCCAACAGGTTGGCGGCTTGGGCTTGGGGTGTCATGGTTTAACTTTCAAAATAGGTCGCGGGTGGTGTCTTTGCGGGGTGGTGCTGGCGGTGGTTGCAGCGCGAATAAAGCGGCTTCGTCTTGCTGGAAGTGGTCGGCATCGGCTCGGGGTGCAAAGTCCCCTAGGGTGCCGTCCCAGTAGTGGGTCTTATGCGGTTCTACTTTGAATGTCGCGGCAACAGCTAGGGCTTCGGCTGCGGTTTCCTTGTGGTTGCAGAGTGGCATTTCTTGAAATATTAAACTCCATCCGTGGGGTGAATGAGACAGATAGCATTTTGGGGTGTCGGTCGGTTTCATTGGTCAATTCTCCATTGTTTGCAGGGTCGGCGGCTTAGATAATAGGTTGCGGTGCTGTCACTTATGCGGTATTCAATTAAAGCGGCTCGCGCGGCTTTTAGGTTGTCGAATTCGTCAACGGTTTCAAGCTGCTGGCTGTCGCGGCGTTGTATGTAAATCATGGCAGCACTCCCAAGCGGCGAAGGGCGACATAATGCAGCCGGATATGTGTCTGGCTCATATATGCGGAGGGATTGGCTGCGCTGAGCTTGATTTGCTCAGGTGTAAAAAGCCGGATTAGGTCTTGGATATATTGCTGCTTTTTCATAATGATTTGCTCACAATAGAAGCGGCAAAACAGAAAACATATCCCTTACCATCGGCGGAGTCGCCAAAGCGCATATCCTCGGTGTTCCAGTCTAAATTGTATTTTTCGATCAATGCTTTGACTGCTTGAAAGTGGCATTCTTCATGGCTAAATTCATGCGGGTAACTGATAACGGCGGTTTTTTTGGTGGTGGTGTACGCTTTGATTCTGCTTCCCTTGTGGTTTGATGCGGGGAAATACTTTGTGTGTATGGCTATCATGATTTATTTTCCTTTAATTAAATTGGCAGCGCGGAAAGCGGCTTTCCAGTACTTAGCAGCGCGGTCGGGGTTGTTGTGCGAAAAGTGTAGGCTGTTGATTGTTTCTTCTCCGGTCTGGTAATCGGTGTCGGTGTAGGTATCAAGCCATTCATGCGGTTCACCTGTGGCGGGTGAGCAGCTAACAGCGTTGAAACCCTCAGACCGGATTAAGTGCAACAGTTCGCGGAATGTGTAGGGTTGATCTTCAAATACAAAGCCCTGCTCGGCGGCTTCTCCGTCTTCTATGCTTTCCGGCGTGAAAGTCTGGTATGTCATGGATACGAGAATCATTGTTTAACCTCCTGAATGTTTAGATCTGATTCGGATAAATTCTTTTCTTGGCAATAGTCTGAATGGTCAATAAATCCGTGCCGTGAACAAAAAATATCAAGGGCTTGATTCATATCGGCGGCAATAATTGTTGTCTTGCTGTGCTGTCCGTCATGCCAGATATTGAATAAGTTGCTCATTGTTAACCCTTTACAGCGAAGTGAAACAGCACAGGTGAAACCAGCACAGCGAACATTAGGAAGGCGATGCTGGCGCGATGGATCAGGTCTTCGCGGTGGGCGTGTTGTTCGTGCGCGGCTCTGAGGTCAAAGCTGGATATATTCCAATGGATTGCAGCGTTGATAACGGCGAGCGAATAGGGGAAACCATCGGCGATGTCGCGGTCGATCTGCTTTAAGGCGGCTTTGTGGATGTATGTCATGGTCGGGCTTTCAGAGGGTGATTAACTCGGGTGCTTGCTGAATGACTTCAAAGCCTAGGGCTTTGATGGTCTTGAGTGCTGCGGGTGTCAATGTCTTCGTGCCGACCAGTTGCGCGAATAGCGCAGCAGTTGGGCAGCTAGGGTAAGCGGTAATGTTTCCATAAACTGATTTAATGGTGACTGTTACTGTCTGCATGGTTTATCCTTGGTTGAGTTGTTTAAGCTTGCGGAGTTGTTGACCGATTCCTAAACCGGCAAGCGGGCGGTCTAGGGTCGGGAATAAGTGAGCTATTGGGTCGGCGTAATGCTTACCAGCGAGAATGACGGCGGCGCGGCTCGTTAACCCTGCGGCTTTGATTTGCTCGCAGACCATCGCACCCCATATGGTGCGCTGCGCTTTAGTCATTGCGTTTAAATAATCGTTGTAGGGTGCGGTGACTGTGTCGGGGTGGATTAGTCCATGCTTTGCGCTGAGGATCCAATAATCGGCGCGGTGCTTTTCTGCAAGCTGTCGCGCTGCTTTGAATGCTTGCCCTTGGTATAGGTCGCAAGCTGGCGCGGCTCGGTCGAGCTTGGTTGCGGAACAGGCTATAAAGTAAATCATGCGAATAGGTCTGCTTGTGTGGTTTCTTCTATTTGTGGGGTTTGCTGCTTTTCATGGGCAATTAGCAGCAGTCTGCGCTTGAGCTGCGCGGGTGTTAATTCAATCGTTGGGTGCTTGGCGGAAGCTTCCAGTTCTTTATAAGCTTGTTTCAATAATGCGCTATGGTCTGTCATGATTTCCCCTTGTGTTGTTACTGTCTGCTACATTCATTCACTACCTAACAGGTAGAACGGGTAAGCTTATTGATCGGTTGACTGAATGTCCAATGATTTGTTTTAATCGGTTTATCAGGGTCGATTGATTTTCTCTATTTGTTCCCATACAATGCGCCATCACAACAGCGAAGCGGATCGGTTATGCATAAGCTATCAAGGAAGGCAATCAACGAGGGACTGGATACAATACCAATGGCAGAGATACTAGGTGTTTCCTCCGGTGACAAGGGATTGACACACAAGATGCAAACATTCGCTAAAGAACTGGCTCGCGGTACTACCAAAGCCGAAGCATATCGCAAGGTCTACAGTAAGACAGCTAAACCCAAGACAGCAGGTGACGCTGGCTATAGGCTGTCCACCGATTCCCGAATATCTGCGGAAGTCGAAGCATACAAAGCGGCAATGGCTAGCGCAGCATATAGAACACCAGAACATTTACGACAATTAGTTATCAAAACCCTGGTTGATGTAGCCATTTCCCCTGACAGTAAAGACAGTGTGAAAGTCGCAGCGGTGAAGGTACTCGGCACAGTTGTCGAAGTCGGTGCATTCCTAGAACGGCGCGAGGTTATCAATACAACCAGCAGCACACAGGCTAAGGCTGAGCTACTCCAGCAGATCCGCACACTAATGCAAGGGAATGCAGTCGATGCAATAGAGGTTGACGCTGATAGTCTACTGCGCGAGCTTGCGCCGGAAGTGGAAACGCTACCAGCCGACACCCACCCCGATGCCACCCCCCACGATGCAGAATCGGAGTCCCAAGCTGTCAAACATACTATTCCACTCGAACAATCCCAAAATATTTAGGTACCCCCATGCAAATTCTAAACAAGCCACCGGGGGGTAGTAAAAAAATTTTTAATGCAAAGATGATCCCTCGGCCTAGTGACATGACGTATGAGGAATGCATGGAGAAAGAAATGTCCCCGGCACAGAATGAAGTTTTCTTGGTGATAGATGAGTGGTGGAAGAAGTACCACTATGCGCCCACGTTGCGGGATATTGCGTATATCCGTGGAAAGATGGGACTGGCGAATACTAAGAGGCTGGTGGACAGGTTGGTAGATCTGGGTGTGGTGAAGAAGATTGAGAAACGGGGCAGGACAGTAAGACCTGTCTATATTAGGTTCAGGGACTTGGAGTAAGGAAACTGTAAGGTGGTAACGCTTCCACCTTTCACGAAACTTACAGTAAGGAGTTTGTAAGGTGGTAACGTTACCAGTTTACGCGAAACTTACAATAGAGGGAGACTATGAAACTTGAGGATTTGATAGATAAATTGGAACCGCATGAGTATGAGAAGTTCATGGCTCAGGTGATGGAGTATCGTGGGGCGGTGGAGAGGGAGAAGGCTCAAGAGGGCTTTATGCATTATGTAAAGATGATGTGGCCCGGATTTGTGAGTGGGAGGCATCATGCTTTGATGGCAAAGAAGTTTGAGGATATTGCGAACGGAAAGATTAAGAGGGCGATTATTAATATGCCACCACGACATACGAAGTCGGAGTTTGCCTCGTATTTGCTTCCTTCATGGTTTCTGGGAAAGTTTCCAAATAAGAAAGTGATTCAGTGTTCTAACACGGCGGATCTGGCGGTGGGTTTTGGACGTAAGGTCAGGAACTTGGTTGACAGTGAGCAGTACGCGAAAGTGTTTCCTAATGTGGCCTTGAGACAGGATAGTAAGGCAGCAGGTAGATGGGCTACCAATGGAGGAGGCGAGTATTTCGCTATTGGTGTTGGGGGTACTGTTACGGGTAAGGGTGCTGACCTATTAATTATTGACGATCCGCATTCTGAGCAGGAAGCTGCTTTAGCTGCTGGCGACCCCAGTGTTTACGATAAGGTTTATGAATGGTATACATCTGGCCCACGGCAACGTTTACAGCCGGGCGGATCTATTGTGATCGTGATGACTCGCTGGGGAGACAGGGATCTGACAGGTAGGGTCATTAAGGATGCAGCAGGTAGAGATAAGAGTGAAGAGTGGGAAGTAATTGAGCTGCCTGCTATCATGCCGTCAGGAAAACCTTTGTGGCCTGAGTTTTGGAGTTATGAAGAGCTGTCTGCTCTAAGGGAAGAGTTACCAGCAGCCAAGTGGAATGCTCAGTATCAGCAGAGTCCGACTGGCGAAGAGGGTGCGATTGTTAAGCGGGAGTGGTGGAAGAGATGGACAAAAGAAGAACCGCCGGTATGTCAGTTTATTATTCAGAGCTGGGACACTGCTTTTACGAAAAGTGAGAGGAGTGACTATTCGGCTTGTACAACATGGGGCGTGTTTTATTTGAATGAGAATGCGGATGATGCGAACATCATTTTGCTGGATGCGTTTAAGAAGCGGATGGAGTTTCCGGAGTTGAAAGAGAAGGCTTACTCTAACTATATGTACTGGGAGCCGGATGCATGTGTGATTGAAGCAAAGGCAGCGGGTAGTCCGTTGATTTTTGAGTTGAGACAGATGGGCATTGTGGTGAGTGATTACACGCCGAGCCGTGGAAATGACAAGTTTGTGCGGATCAATGCAGTTGCTGATTTATTTAGTTCAGGTAAAGTGTGGGCTCCAGAGACTCGCTGGGCTGACGAGTTGATCGAAGAGATGGCTGCATTTCCGAATGCGCCGAATGATGACTTGGTGGATTCATCTACGCAGGCATTGATAAGGTTTCGCAAGGGCGGTTTTTTACGACTTGCATCCGATGAACGGGAAGAGCTGAAGAGCTTTCGCAGAAAACAAACTTACTATTGAGGATTAAATGGACATCGCAAAATCACTTTATGTCGCGCCCCAAGGGTTGGAATCTTTAACAGAAGAGCCTGACTTGGAAATTGAAATTGAAGATCCTGAGTCCGTAACTATAGGTATGGGCGGGATGGAAATTACTTTAGGGTCTGATGATGACTCTGAACGGTTTGATTCCAATCTGGCGGAGTTCATGGATGAGGGTGAGCTGGAACAAGTAGGCTCAGAGATTGTTGAGCTTGTTGAGGCAGACATTAACTCCCGTAAAGACTGGGTGGAGATGTTTGTAAAGGGTTTGGAAGTATTAGGGATGAAGTATGAAGAGAGGACTGAGCCTTGGAATGGGGCTTGTGGAGTTTTCTCTACGATACTGACAGAGGCGGCGGTGAGGTTTCAGTCTGAGATGATTGTGGAAACGTTTCCAGCTCAGGGGCCAGTGAAGACAGAAATCATTGGTGCCATCAATAAGATGAAGGAAGAAGCTGCTGAGCGAGTTCGTGCTGACATGAACTACCAGTTGACTGAGGCGATGCCTGAATACAGACCAGAGCATGAGCGCATGTTGTTTAATTTGGGTTTAGCAGGGTCAGCCTTTAAGAAGGTCTACTATGATCCGGCGCTGGGAAGACAGACCTCTATATATATACCTGCTGAGGATGTGATTATTCCTTACGGCTCAAGTGGAGCTAGGACGGCAGAGCGTGTTACTCATGTGATGCGAAAAACAAAAAATGATATTCGTAAATTACAAGCCGCAGGTTTTTACAGAGATATTGATCTGGGTGAGCCGGTAGCTATTCATACTGACGTTGAGAAAAAGAAGGCCGAAGAGCAGGGCTACTCTTTGACTGACGATGACCGGTATCAGATATACGAAGTGCAGATTGATTTTGAAATGCCGGGGTATGAGGATGATGACTCTATCGCCTTACCTTATATCGTTTCGATTGATGCTGGTACGGGAAAGATTTTGTCGATCTACCGTAACTACGAAGAAGAAGATGTAGTTCGATTGAAGAGACAACACATGGTGCAGTATGACTATGTGCCGGGGTTTGGCGCTTATGGATTTGGCTACATACACTTGATTGGTGGATATGCACGGGCTGGTACTTCACTGATCCGTCAGTTGATTGATGCTGGTACTTTAAGTAATTTACCCGGCGGATTGAAATCGCGTGGCCTGCGAGTCAAGGGTGACGATACGCCTATCTCCCCCGGAGAGTTCAGGGATGTTGACGTACCCAGCGGGTCGATCAAAGACAACATCATGGCTTTGCCATATAAGGAGCCGAGCCAAGTATTGGCGGCGCTGTTGGAAAAGATAACCGAAGAAGGCCGCAGGTTAGGTTCTATTGCTGATATGAAGATCAGTGATATGAGTGCAAACGCACCGGTGGGAACTACTCTGGCTATTCTTGAGCGACAGTTAAAGACGATGTCTGCTGTGCAGGCGCGAGTTCACTTTTCGATGAAGCAGGAATTCAAAATCCTGAAGAACATCATTCGTGACTACACGCCTACAGAGTATGAGTACGATCCTGAGAGTGGAGATCGTAAGGCTAAGCAAGAAGACTATGACATGGTGGAAGTGATTCCAGTGTCAGACCCAAATGCAGCAACTATGGCGCAGCGGATTATGCAGTATCAGGCTGTGATCCAGTTGGCGCAACAGGCTCCGCAGATCTATAACTTGCCTCAGTTGCATCGTCAGATGATTGAAGTGTTGGGTGTAAAAAATGCCGACAAGCTGGTGCCAACAAAAGATGACCAGAAGCCAAGAGATCCGATCAGCGAGAACATGGCATTCTTAAGAGGTGAGCCGACAAAGGCTTTTATCTACCAAGATCAGGATGCGCATATTCAGGCGCACCAATCGTTCATGCAGGATCCAAGCATGGCGGCAGCTATGGGACAAAATCCTATGGCTCAGCAAATGCAAGCAGCGATCATGGCGCACATTGCAGAACACTTGGCATTCAAGTACCGCAAGGATGTGGAAGAACAAGTAGGCGTACCTCTGCCTAATCCTGATTCCGACCTTCCGGAAGATGTTGAAGTTCAGTTGTCTCGCTTGGTTGCCCAAGGTTCTCAGCAGTTGATGCAAAAGAATTCGGCTCAAGCGCAGCAGCAACAGAATCAACAGATGCAGCAGGATCCGCTGGTTCAAATTCAACAGGCTGAGCTTCAGGTCAAACAAGCTGATGTACAGCGTAAGACGCAGAAAGATCAGTCAGATGCGCAGATTGCAATGCAGAAATTGCAGCTTGAAAAGCAGCGCATTGAAGCTGAGATTCAAAGAGAAGGTAAACGTATCCAGTCACAAGAGCTGCAAGCCAAGGCCAGAATTGAATCTGAAGTAACGATGCGTCAATTGGAAATGATGAACCAACCAAGCAAAGGTGAGTAATGGATCCAAAACTTGCTGACATTTTGAACAAGAAAATTCAAGAACACATTAATCAGAACATGGGAGTGCTAAGTGATGGCGCAGCTAAAGACTACGCCCATTACAAGGAGCTGTGCGGAGCAATCCGGGGTCTGCAAACCGCACAGATGGAAATCAATGACCTTGTGCGGAAGTTAAAGGATGATGATGATGACTGAGTTTGATGTTCAAGCCGTTGATTTGTCGGGCATTTTGAATGCCACGGCAGAGGAAAAGGCAAAGCAAGTACCTGAGCCGGTGACTTACCACCTTCTATGCGTTCTACCGGACGTAGATGAGGAGTATGAAAGCGGTCTTGTTAAGGCTGGGCAGACCATGCACTATGAAGAGTTACTGTCACCGGTGCTTTTTGTGGTCAAAATGGGGCCGGATGCCTTCAAAGATGAGAAGCGATTCCCATCTGGCGCGTCTTGTAAGGTGGGAGACTTTGTGTTGGTACGTCCAAACACAGGTACTCGCATCAAAATCCACGGAAAAGAGTTCAGAGTTATCAATGATGACTCTGTTGAAGCCGTGGTTCAAGATCCTCGCGGCATAACTCGTATCTAAGGAGGAAAAATGGAAAGAACAGAGTACAAATTTCCCGATGAAGTCGATGAAAAGCCTAAAAAACAGCAAGAAGAAGCTGAATTGAAGATTGAAATCGAAGGTGAAGGCGAAACTGAGATAGAAATTGTTGATGACACGCCAAAAACCAACAAAAAGATGGAAGATCCTCCCAAGGATGCTGACGATGACGAGCTAAACAGCTACGGCGAGAAGGTTCGGCGCAGAATTCAGCATTTGCAGAAGGGTTACCACGAAGAAAAACGCAAAACTGAGCAAGCTTACAAAGAGCGAGAAGAAGCTATTAAGGCTGCACAGGTTGTTGTTGAAGAGAACAAAAAGCTTAAAGGATCTTTGAACCAAGGACAGACAGCATTGCTGGAGCAAGCCAAAAGAACGGTAGCTACGGAGATGGAAACTGCCCGTAGACAGTACAAAGAGGCTTATGAAGCTGGTGACTCTGAGGCGCTGGTAGATGCCCAAGAAAATCTAACTTCAGTCAAGATAAAGCTTGATAAAGTAAATAATTTTAGGCCTACCCCTTTACAAGAAGATCAAGTTGAGGTAAAAATACCGCAAGTTTCAACTCCTTCCGTTGATCCCAAAGCGGAACGGTGGAGAGAGAAGAACGATTGGTTTGGGCCTGACGATGAAATGACCAGTTTTGCGCTTGGACTCCACAACAAGCTGGTTAAAAATGGAGTAGATCCGGCCTCCGATGATTACTACGAGAAAGTAGATTCTCGTATGCGACAAGTGTTCCCAGAAGCCTTCGATTCTGAGGAGCCCGCTGATGAGCCTGAAAAGGAAGTCAAGCGAACTAAATCGAATGTGGTTGCGCCAGCAACGAGAAGCTCTTCCCCTAAAAAGGTAGTGTTAACTCAAACCCAAGTAAATATCGCCAAACGTCTGGGCGTTCCATTGGAACTCTATGCGCGTAAGGTTGCGGAACAAATGAGGAATTCAAAATGACAGAAGCAGTTCAAAACCGCGCAAAACGCGAAACCGATAGCCGTGCAGCAGCTCAGCGTCCACTCAAATGGATGCCTCCCCAACTTCTGCCTGATCCTCATCCAGAGGAAGGGTATGCGTTCCGTTGGATCCGTCTGTCTACATTAGGCTCTTCTGATGCTTTGAATATTTCCTCAAAACTTCGTGAAGGCTGGGAGCCCGTAAAGGCTTCGGAACACCCCGAAATTGTTTTGATGAGTGGTCAAGCTAACCGCTTTCCGGACAGTATCGAAATTGGTGGACTGTTGCTTTGCAAGACCCCAGTCGAATTTACTGTACAGCGAGATGCGTATTTTGCCGATCAAGCAAATGCTCAGATGGCCTCAGTAGATAACACTTTTATGCGCGAGAACGATCCTCGGATGCCTATGTTCAAAGAACGAAGCTCTAAGGTGACTTTTGGCAAAGGTATTTAATCTTTTTTTTGGAGCTTTAAAACATGGCTTACCCCACTGTCTCAGCACCATACGGCCTAAAGCCTATCAATTCAATTGATGGCAAGCCTTATGCTGGTGCTTTCCGACAGATTCCTGTTGCCGCTGCTTTTGCTACTGCTATCTTCTTTGGAGATACAGTTCAAATCGACAGCACGGGTTATCTGGTTCTTTCAACAGCTACCAACTCCGGTAATATTGTCGGCGTTTGCGTAGGCGGTCAGTACGTCAACTCCAGCGGTCAAACCGTTGAGGGTCAGTACCTCCCCGCATTAATTTCAACTGCAACCAACTTGGCTTATGCGTATGTTGTAGATGACCAGCAAGCACTTTTCAAAGTGGCTGTTGTTTCTTCTGGAACAACCATGAGTTCCGCTGGTCGCACCGTAGTTGGCTCTAACTTGGCCTTGGTTCTCAACGCTGGCAGCACTACCACTGGTAATTCTGCCTACGCTGTGACCTTGACAGGTGCTGGCACTACAGCGACTATTCCAATTCGGGTGATTGATGTTGTGCCAGAAACCGCTACTGCGGCTGACACTTACACCGAGCTGTTGGTGAAAATCAACACACACCAGTACAACAACACAACTGGTATCTAAGGAGTAAGAAATGGCTATTTCACGCGCACAACTACTCAAAGAATTGCTCCCCGGATTGAACGCACTGTTTGGTCTTGAGTACGCCAAATACGGCGAAGAGCATAAGGAAATCTACGAAACAGAGACATCTGAGCGTAGCTTTGAAGAAGAAACGAAGCTGTCTGGTTTCTCTGCTGCACCCGTCAAGAACGAAGGCTCTGCCATCGCTTATGACAATGCACAGGAAGCATGGACTGCTCGTTACAACCACGAAACCATCGCAATGGGCTTCTCCATCACGGAAGAAGCAGTGGAAGACAACCTGTACGACAGTTTGTCCAGCCGCTACACCAAGGCTCTGGCCCGTGGTATGGCTTACACCAAGCAGGTCAAGGCCGCCTATGTGTTGAACAATGCGTTCACCACTACAGTGACCTACGGTGACGGCGTTGTGCTTTGCTCAACAGCCCATCCGTTGATCTCTGGTGGCACCAACAGCAATCGCCCAACTACCGGCGCTGACTTGAATGAGACTTCTCTTGAGAATGCCGTTATTCAAATCGCAGGCTGGACAGATGAGCGCGGCCTGTTGATCGCAGCCAAGCCCAAAAAGCTGGTCGTTCCTCCTCAACTGATGTTCGTTGCAACTCGCCTCTTAGAGACTGAGCTGCGTGTCGGCACTACCGACAATGACGTTAACGCATTGAAGAACAACGGCTCCATCCCCGAAGGCTATACAGTCAATCACTACCTGACTGATACCAACGCATGGTTCCTGATGACTGACGTACCTAATGGTCTGAAGCACTTTGTCCGTACTCCGCTGGCTAACAGCATGGACGGCGACTTCGACACTGGTAACGTTCGTTACAAGGCTCGTGAGCGTTATAGCTTCGGCGTGTCAGACCCTCTGGGTATCTTTGGATCGCCCGGTTCGTCTTGATAGAAAAATAAGAGAAGGGGGTCAAAAGCCCCCTTTTCTTTTTTCTAAATTAGTGTATATTTAAGCAATCCGGGAAACCCGGCGTATCAAACAGTCCCGGCTGACCTCATGCAGATTGATACGCTATAACGCATGTAAAGGAAATCTATAATGGGATTCGCAACTCACCTTGGCCCTTGGTTGTTGGGTACAGTTAAAAACACCACTGGAACTACCGCTGGCACTATTCGCAATATGGGCGCAACTATGGTTGCGCAGTCCAAAACCATTTTGTACACGGACATTACGGCAGCTACGGTTGCTTTTACAATCCCCGCTGGTTCACAAATTGTAGATGCTACGTTTAACACCACTGTTGCTTACGCAACAACCACCCCTACATACGTTTTGCAAGTAAATGGCACGGCCATTAACACAGCAGCAAACGGAAGCGTATTTACAAACACAGGTATTGTTAACTTGTTGCTTGGCAATAACAACGCCGCTGGCGCTGTATTGTGTAACAACGTAGGTACAGGCGATGCAATCATTACATTTACACAGGCTAACGTCACCGCCACCTCTGGTGCTGGTGTCTTGACTGTAAGATATATTGTCAAAGATTCTGACGGCTCTGCCAATCCAAGCCAAGCCTAATTAATCACGGGGGCTTCGGCCCCCTTATAACAGGAGATTAATTATGGGAATGCAATATGACGTAAAGGCTGCTCACTTAAATGCAACTGGCATTGCAGTGAGTGGGCCTAATCGCCTCAAAGGTATTATTTACACCAGCGGAACTTCCGCTGGAACAATTAATATTTGGGATACGGTTAGTGCCGTAACTGCAATCACTTCGTACACCAGAACAGCGGCGGTAATCACTGTTACCTTGGCTTCACATGGCTTGGTTACGGGCGACAAGATTGGCTTAACTTTCAGTTCTGGTACTGGCGGCTATGGAACAAACGGCAATTATGTTGTTACTGTTTTAACTTCTAGCACCTACACCGTAACTGACATCAACTCAGGAACAATTACTTCTGGTACTGGTGGTACGCAAACTGTTGCCGGTGGTCGCTGGTTGTTCTCTTTAGATACAGCCGCAACAACAACCTCTGGTCAGCCTAGTGCCACAAGCATTTTGATTCCCGGCGAAGGCATTAAGGCCGACACAGGCATTTATTGTCAATTGGGAACAGCGGTTACAAACCAAAACGGAGTTACGGTGTTTTATGGCTGATAAGAGCTTTAACTTGATTGGTCGCAAGCTAATGATTGCGATCCCTTGTTACGATGGCAAAGTAAACATCAGAACTGCTTTTGCTATTGCAGAACTTGTGCCTAAGCTAGACAAGATGGGTGTGCGATTAAGCCTCGTACACATGTCTGGCTGCTCAATCATTACCAAGGCACGAAACAAGTTAGTTCGTAATTTCATGGAATCGGATTGCACAGACTTTTTGTTTGTGGATGCCGATGTTGTGATTAACACGGACGCTGTTACTCGTTTGCTTGCCTTGGCAACAGACAAAGATGTTGTAGCTGGA